CTGGAGCGGTCGCTGATAAGCTTACCAGTAACGGTAAGTACAGCGATCTCAGTTGGACCGAGCGTCTTGAACGCTACTTTCCAATTGAGAATTATGTCCTTCCGGGGTTCACTTACTACGAACTCCTGAATGACTTTCCGCTCTACTCCCCGGCATCAGAACCGCCCTCACGGGTGATTCCAGTGCCTAAAACGATGGAAAAACCTCGTCTAATTGCAGCTGAACCGTCGTACCTTCAGAAGGTACAACAGGGCATTCTGACAATTATGACGAAGCATCTGGGAGACCATCCAAACATCGGATGGCTTGACCAGACACGGAATCGAAAGTTGGCTCTGAGGTCCTCCAAGGATCTCAGTCTTTCGACACTCGACCTCTCAGAGGCGAGTGACCGTGTTTCCTTGCGGATTGTCAAGAATCTGATCAGGTTCAACGAGTATTTCCTAGGGGTGACCCTAGCTACTCGTAGTCAATCCGCCGAACTTCCAACGGGAGAACGAATTCTCTTGAGGAAGTTTGCGTCTATGGGGAGCGCGATGACCTTTCCTATCGAGTCAATGGTCTTTTGGACTATTGTCGTGATGGCGGTCTGTCGCTCTCGAGGAGAGTATCTTCCGTCACATCAGCTCCTCTCGGAGCTGAAGGAAGATGCCAGTGTCTACGGAGACGACATCATTGTCCCCGTAAGATACACCCAATCTGTTGTAGAACTACTTGAACTCTTCGGGCTTCAAGTTAACCGTTCGAAGTCTTTCACGAATTGTCATTTTCGGGAAAGCTGCGGTGCGGAGTTCTTCGATGGTCACGATGTGACTATCGTTCGGGCCCGAAAGGGTATTCCGAACAACAGACAGCAAGTTGAAGAGCTGACCTCTATTGTAGCTATGAGGAACCTTTACGCTGACGCGTATGGTCCGACTAGCTTCGTCAAGGTCCTGGATGCTCATATTGAAGAATTGATCCCCTTCAATATCGGCACTCCAGAAACTCCGGCGCTTGTCAAGTGTTCGATCTATGACAACCTGTACGAAGACGAATGGATTGACTGTTTTGAGCCTTACGGCAAGAATCAGTCGTATTCATCAGCTGCGTACAAATGGCAGAAATCGATGCAACGCCTCCTTGTAAGGGGTGTCGCACCCGTCTATCATAAGAAAGACGATGCACTTGATGGCTACGGTGCTCTTCTGAAGGCTCTTACCACTCCCTTCCAGGAGGATAGGAACCATCTCAAGCG